CTCCACCGATCCAGTCGCAGCGTGGGGCGTTGACTTGGCAAAGTCGCACGACTGGACCGTTGCAGTTGGGCTCGATGCGGACTACCGAGTTGCACAGATCCACCGGTGGCAATCGGACTGGGGACAAACCAAGCGGCGACTCATCGAGATCATCGGCGACAAGCCTGCATTGATCGACTCGACCGGTGTCGGTGATCCGATCGTCGAGGAGTTGCAACGCTCGCTGCCGTGTGTCGAGTCGTTCAAGTTCACATCGCAGAGCAAGCAGCAGATCATGGAAGGGCTTGCGGCACGAATCCAAAGTGGTGGCATAGGATTCTGTGATGGTTGGTTGCGTGATGAGTTGGAGGCGTTTGAATTTGAGTACTCTCGCAACGGAGTCAAGTACAGTGCACCATCGGGCGTACACGATGACGGCGTGTGCGCACTCGCTCTCGCCGTTCGCTTGTTGGGTACGACCGCACGAAACACGCTCGAAGTAAGGATAATTTGATGGCACTACTAGACTTCTTCCGACGACGACGACCCGACCTGACGACCAAAGCGGTCTACGACGACTCAAAGTTCATCCAATCATCCATCTCGATTCTCGACAATGCTGCAGGGCGTGGCAAGTTGCCACCATTCTCAATGCAGCGGAGCGTTCTCTCTTTTGAATCGTGGGTGTACGCAGCAGCGATGCTCAATGCGCAGGCCGCATCGAGTGTCCCTCTGCGTTTATATGTTCGCACGGATGCGCAAGGACCGCAGAAGTTTTGGCGCACTCGCAAGGTGTCTCGTGCACGCAAGGCGTATCTTTTAGGCGACAGTGAACGCAAGCCATCGCCGAGCGTCATGAAGTCGGCAGCAACTGCAGGCGATTTCGAGGAGGTCGTTGATGCGCATCCGATCCTCGAGTTGCTGCGCAAGGCGAATCAGTACGAGGACGGCTTCTCGCAGTCGGTCATGCGCATGCTTTACATGGAACTATGCGGCAATGCGTATCTCCATGTGATCATGGACAAGGCACTCGGCGTGCCATCGGAGATCTACACAGTGCCTGCGCAGAATGTCACGATCCTGCCTGGCAAGACTGAACTGGTCGAGGCGTATCTGTACGGAGTCGATCGAAACTCGATGCAGCGATTCGAGCTTGACGAGATCATCCATTTCAAGCGACCCAACCCACGCAACCTCTACTACGGACTCGGCAAGGTCGAAGCGGCATACGGTGCGATCCAACAATCACAAGCAGCGCACATACAAGACTTGGCATTTCTTGAGAACTGCAGTAGACCTGACTATGCCGCCATAGTAAAAGGTGGCGCAAGCGAGGCATCGATGCGGCGGTTCGAGGAGAGCATGCGGTCGTTGCACCAAGGGACACGCAAGAGCGGTCGCATGGTGACGATCAGCGGCGACATCCAACTGATGCCGCTGAATTTCCCGAGTAAGGATCTGACGGGTCGAGATGACATCGTCGAGGAGATCTCTGCGTGCTTCGGCGTGCCAGTCTCGATGCTCAAGGCGAACGACCCGAACCTTGCATCAGCGCAAGCTGGCTACTCGATGTGGCGTGAGACCACGATCGCTCCTATCTGCAGGATGGACGAGGAGACTCTGAACTCACGACTCCTGCCGATGTTTGGCATCCACGAGGATGCATACTTGGCGTATGACAATCCTGTTCCCGAGAACCGAGTCGCAGACTCTGCCGAGCGATCGGTCGCAGTTGCCGGTGGATGGCGCACGCCAAACGAAGCACGGCTCGAGGAAGGCTACGAAGCACTCGAGACACCACACGCTGACATGCTTCATGTCAACGGCTTGCCACTCGGTGGTGTGCCTCCAGTCTCACCGTTTGGCGCACCTGCTCCGCTGCCTGCGTACGCAGCCCCTGCACCTGCACCAGTCGATGAGCCTGCGCAGTTGCCACCGACCGCAGAGGTCGAACAACCTGCAGCAAAGGCGTTGAGCGATGTCGACACTTTGTCGCAAGAAATGGCACGAGAAGAAAAGATGGCGAATGCACGCATTAAGATCGCAGCGATGGAGGCGAAGGCGTGGGACGCTGTGCAGCAGCAACCCAAGATCGATGCGCTGCAAGCAGAACTCGATGCGATGAAGGACCGCACGCAATCACTCGATGAGATCGTGACGATGCTGACCGAAGCACTCGGAGACGAGGCGTGAGCGACAAGGAAAAGATCAAGGCGGCCGTGAGTAAGTTGCGCAAGCGTGATCCTCGAGTGATCGCAATTCGCAACATGATTGCGCTCGCGAAGGCGAAAGGAACACCAGGAGACACAGGCAAGGACGGCATCGACGGTATGCGTGGTGCAGACGGCATCAACGGCATCAACGGCATCGATGGAATGCGTGGTGCTGATGGCATGCACGGCGCAAAGGGACTCGACGGATCAAAGGGCGAGATGGGCGCAGTCGGTCCGCAAGGCGACAAAGGCGAAGCGGGAATGGTGTGGCGTGGCACATATCGAAGCGACATCGAATACTGGATCGGCGATGTTGTCGGCGTGAATGGCTCGGCGTATGTGTGTGTCGCTGCAACCAACCAAGCACCACCAGTTGGCTTCGGTTGGGAGTTGCTGGTGAGTCGTGGTGCGCAAGGCGTGCGAGGCATCAAGGGCGAGGATGGAACTAGCGGCGGCGGCGCAGCAGCCGCTGGCACATTGACAGGCGCAACGCTCGCAAATAATGTTGTCAATTCAAGTTTGACATCTGTTGGAACACTGTCGGCATTGACGGTTACGGCAACGATCGTAGGAAGCATTACGGGCAACGCAACAACTGCAAACGCAGCCGATACTGCAACAACTGCAGGAAGTGCAAACGAAGCTGCATTTGCTACAAATCCAGCGCAAACAAATATCACCTCGCTTGGCACGCTGACCGCAGTCAACACAAGCGGCGTGATCACAGGCACGAACACAACTGCATCGACATCGTCGACGACAGGTGCGCTCATCATCGCAGGTGGCGCAGGATTTGCCAAAGACATCAACATCAATGGTGTCAATGCGGGGATCGGGTTAGGAACTAGCAACACAAAATTTGGAAAAGATGCACAGTCGCAAATGGCATCGGGTGGCGAATCATGCTCTGCATTTGGATTTCAAGCAGGATTCTGGAACGGAGCGGGTGACGGGAATAGTGGATTTGGCGCAAATGCTTTGCTGAACACTCGCACTGGTAGTTGGAACAGTGGACTTGGAATCAATGCGCTGTACACAAATCAAACTGGATCGCACAATGTTTCATGTGGGCTTGAGGCTCTCTACTCCGTAGTTGCAGACAACAATACTGGCATCGGTTCAAACAGCGGATACAACCTTGCAGGCGTAAGTACAAACAATATATGCATCGGATACATCGCTGGAAAGTTTCACGCAGATGGAACGACTGCGCTGACCACATCGAGCAACTCTTGTTATCTCGGAGCAGGTTCACGAGGTCTAAACAACAGCGACAGCAACTCAATTGTGATCGGGTCATCGGCGATTGGCATCGGTGCAAATAAAACCGTCATTGGCACATCGTCCACGACAGAGACAAAGTTGTTCGGTCAACTGACGCTCGATGCGACCGCTTGCATCTCTGCATCCTCTGCGACTGCGCTTGCGCTCAAGACAGTAGTGCCCGCAGGAACAGGCGTTACGCCGACGATACAAGTTCGTTGCCCGTCGGCTGCACTTGCATTGACAAGTAGCGCAACTGCTCAAAATGCGTTTTCTACATTAAACGCAATATCTGTACAGGCTGCGACAACATATATGTTCGATGGTTTTTATCTCATCAAGACAACAGGCGCAACGACTCACACCATATCAATGAGTTTCGCCTTAACAACCGCAACGATCACAAACTGTACTTGGACGACTATGTCATATCCGTTGTCTTCTACACCAACAAATGCGGTACGAGCGCAGGATGGAAATTTCTTTGCTTCTGTTGATGGTGGACTTGTGAATGCAACAAATGCAACTGCGTTTAACATTGTAAAATTTGAGGGCATAATGCGAGTTAACGCTGCGGGAACTGTCAATCCACAAATCACATTTAGCGCAGCACCAGGTGGGACGAACACAATGGAGATTGGATCGTACATTCGATTTTACCCAATCGGTTCAAACACAATTAACAGCGTCGGGACTGCGATCTCATGACGCACGCCAAGTCCTGCCCATGCAAGAATTGCAAGTCTGCAAAGCCTCCGCTCTGGTGGATCGACTTTACCGCCGAGAAACAAGTCATCGTGAAGGACGGAATCAGCGAGACATTCGAGGCAACCGAGGCGCGCGCGGTTCGTGCATTCGCCGAAGGCATACAAGCCGACATCGACAAGGTCATCGAAGAAGTCTCACGCAAACTCTCCGCATCGATCCGTGCAGGTGACACGATCACGCAGCGACAACTCGAGGAAGTGCAAGCCGCACTCAAGGCATCGCAGAAGAAACTCATCGACGATCTTGCGAACACGGCCAAGCCGTACGCACAAACAATTGCAGAGGCTGGACTCTCGCAAGGCGCATCACTCTTGCCGAGTGGATCGCTTGATCTCGGTCTTCTCTCTGGCAAGGCTTCCGAGTTCGTTGTCGAAGCAACCAACCGTGCAGCCATTCGCATGGCACGATCAGTCTCTGACTCACTCGCAGAGCGTGTGTCGAACATCATCCGCATCGGCATCGAGGAGACAGCGACAGGCACAGATGTCATCGGGCTGCTCGAGGAAGCAGGCTTCGACGAGAACCGTGCGCAGACGATCGCACGCACAGAGTCTGCTCGTGCATACACCGACGGGCAGAATGCAGCGTGGGAGGCGAGCGGAGTTGTGAAGGGCAAGACATGGCTCGTGTCTCCGTATGCTTGCGAGTTCTGCGAAGCCGCTGCGAAAGAGTTCGGAGAGAAGTCGGTCGGCGTGAAGGATGCGTTTTATGAGCGAGGCGCAACGATCACGGGCGCAAGTGGCGCAACTATGGCACTAGACTTTGATGACACGAGCGGACCGCCTCTGCATCCCAACTGCAGGTGCAGCCTCTTACCAGTGATCGACTACGAAGGACCTGACGAATGAACCTACAAAAAACCTGCAACGCAACATTTAAGGCGATCGGCGATGGACTGACAAAGTTCACTGCGATCATCACGACGCACGCCATCGACCGAGATCAGGATGTCGTGATCCCGAGCGGCATGAACTCCAAGGAGTACGAGGATAACCCCGTCCTGCTTTACTCGCACGATCCCAACAAGCCCATCGGAATCATGAAGACAATGCGTCGAGGTGAAGCGTCGATCGATGCCGACTTTGAACTTGTGCCTAGACCTGATACGCATGTCGGCGAGTGGCTGCCTGACACCGTTGGAGCGTTGATGAAATTTGGTGCGCTGCGTGGTGTGTCGATCGGATACATGCCAGTCGATGGCGGCGTGCGAAGGGCGAGCAAGGAAGATGCAACGAAGTACGGCGCAGGCGTCAAGCAGGTCTACTCGAAGTGGAAACTCCTCGAGGTTTCCGTTGTCTCGATCCCGAGCAACCAGGAGGCGTTGATCAACGCTGTCAGCAAGGGCATCGTGAGCACGGCAAGTCTCAAGGCTCTCGGCTGCAATGTGCCTGACCACATAAAACTTGCGCCGGTCGTTGTCGAACCCAAGCCCGTGCATCGCGTGCAGATCGTCATGCCT